GTGTCATAACTCTCGTGGATGTCTCAGCAGATGGCAATGAGATTGTTCTTAACCTTGAGCTGAACAATGAGGACAGTACAGGCTTTGGCGTAAGCTGGAGAGAATTTACTCTCATAGATGGCACATGGACAATCGACTATTCTGCCTTTTACGCTATTGGTACTGGACTCATATCAGAAGTCTTCTTAGGCGGGCCTGCAATGGCTACCCTTTGGGATAAGAGGCTCTTCGAGTTTTATCCTAACGGTGGGCCTATGGGTATTACTAAGCCTAAGTACTCCGGTAGTGTTTACTTGGCTTCGTTCCCAATAACGGCACCGAGAAGTGGTCTTGTAACGGTTCGTGCTCGTCTGAATGGTGCTTCTCCTCTAGCAAGAGCAGTCTCATAATTTAGGAGGTGTCCAGTGGCTGATGAGGATACTGATTCTATCACTATAGACGATACTGAATATACTCTTTCTAGAGAGATAACGGGTGAACAGTTTATGGAGCTGCGGCGACGCTCCATAACTGTTAAAACTAACGGTGTTTCAGAAGAAAGCAATATTGATTTCAGCTCTGTAGACTATGACTTCTGGAACCTGGCCTATCGCCTTAAAAGTCCAGAGCTTACACCGGCCCAGATAAAAGCTCTTCCAAGAAGAGTCTTTATGGCTCTGACCCTTATGGCAGGTAGATTAGATGCCGAAGAAGCAAGAACGATAACTGATTTTTTACAACAGCACTCACAAGCGTTTCAGGTGTCACCGTTGATATCGGAACCCTCTTCCGGCTTCCCTCAGTCTATATTAGAGGTCATCTCCGACAAGCCGCAAGACTAGCTGAACAGGTTGAAGCTGAAGCAGCTCTTAATGAATTAAGAACTGCCGATTTTCCTAACGACTCTAAATTTGTCTCCTGGGGTAAGCGATAATGGTACAACCTGTCGGCTCTGAAGCAGATCAAATCCGAGTTGATCTTGTAGTTCTTGCTAAGGCTAATCTTGAAGCTGTTAGAGCTGTTGAGGAACGCCTTGGAGCACTCAGTATTCAAGCACGAAATACCCAAGGCCACTTTGAGCAGTTTTCTAAAATACAGGAAGGATTCAGAGTTCAGTCTAAGAAAACTGTTGATGCGCTTAAGGCTTCGGCTGCTGGATTCGGTAATCTATTTCCCTCTGGTATAATTACCAGCGCAGGACAAGTTAATCAAGCCTTTGTCAGCTTAGGAAAAAACCTTGAGAATTATGCTACAGAAGCCATAAACACAGAAATGATTGGTGCAAAGCTGGGGGGCAGCTTTCTGGCAACTGCACAGTATATGCAGATCTTGGGTAATGCTAGTGCAGTTACATCTGGACGGATTCAAGGAATAATAGCTGATCTTCAACAGCTTGCAAGTACAGCGGGTGCTGCTGGCACAGCGGTCATTAATCAATTGGTTAATGCACTTGAACAGCTTGCTTTAAAACAAGAACTTGTTACTATAGCAGCACAACAGAGAGTTAGTCCGGCCCTGACCCAAATGCAGAAAGCGGGTCAGGGTCTTCTTCTTAGCTTCTCGCTTGTCCAGGGTATGTCCGGCAATCTCTCATCAGCTCTCTTTGGACTTGGCTTTGCTGTTATCTTCACAGGCATGAAGTTCCTGAATCTAACAACTGCCATTGTCGCTGTTAGCGCCGCTCTTGGCTCTGTTGCTATAGAGAAACTAACAAAGAAACAGAGCGAAGGTGCTGAAATAACAGCAAGAGTTACTAAAGAAACTCAGAAACTTAGGGATACCTGGATAGAGCTTCAAGGCGAAACTAAACTTACACAAAAAGCCTATGCTGATTTAGCAGAAGAGGGCGTTAACCTGATAGCAGTATTTGCTGAGCAAAGAAGACTGGTAGAAGAGGGAGGCGGAAAACCAAGTTTTCTTGAGAGTCTTGGAGAAACAGCAGAAACTGCAGGTAGAGGATTACTCTTTTTCGCCACTGGGGCAGGAACTGCTCAGGTAGCATGGGAGAATTATACTAGATCTGTTGAAGAAGGTGAAGGCCCACTTGCTGGACTTAGAGCCGAAAAGAAGGGAATTGAAGCACTTAAACTAGCTCAAGACTTAGAGGAAATAGACCAGGAAAATACGGCTGCCTTCCGTGCGCTTGCGAACTCGACTCGAAACGAGCTTATGAAGGTCTATCAGGAATTCAAAGCTGAAGAAGTCTCAATAAGGATAGAGACAAAATTCACAGAAGGTATCGAGGCAGATAGAGAAAAAGTATCAAACCATTACGACCTATTACGCTCTAACATCGAGAAGCACTACGATAACTTAAACGAGACAATAAAAGAAGGACAAGCAAGTGCAACTGACTCAAGACAGAGAGCACTTCAGAATGAAACAGATGCCATAAATGAAGCTCTAAAAAACCAGACAAAGATTATCCGAAAGGGCCTCAAAGACCAGCTTGAGATATACAGCGAAGCGCTTGAAGTAGAAACAGATAATCTAAAAACCATCTATCAGGAGCAGGTAGAAGTAGTCAATGATGCTCGTGATGCACAGATAGAGGTCATCTCAGATGGCCTTAAAGACGAGCTAGAAGTTATTCAAGATGGCCTGAACGCAAAGACAGATGCTATACGCGAAGCTCTTGACGACGAAATAGATACTATCAGAGATGCCCTGAATGACAGACTTGAAGTTATTAGGGACGCAGCCCAAGACGAAATAGATGCTGAGAGAGAAAAGATAGATGCTATCAAAAAGCAGGAGCGAGAACTAGAGAGTGCTCTCAGCGCCTTACAGCAACGTCGAGCTGCGATTAGAAATGAAATCTTAGGCGCAGAAGCTCAATTAGCAGCCCTAGAACGTGAAGCAACTCTTACTGGCGTTGGTGCTACAGAAGAGCAAGCTATTGTCAAGGCTCGTATAGCAGGCTTAAAAGCCGAAGATGTAGCTACTCAAAATACTATAAAGCAACGTGAAGCTGCCCGTGACACTTTACTTGGTCAAGTAGATACGATAGAAGCCATAATAGAAGCTATTGAAGAAGCTAGAGATGATGAGATTGAAGCTGCTCGTGATACTGCTGAAGAGACAATTGAAGCTGCTCAGAAGGCAGCTGATGAGAGAATAGACATCGAGAAGGACGCTGCGGATGACTTAAAGGAAACTGCTCAAGATGTTGCTGATAATAAGAAGAAGCTGGAGCAAGAAGCAGCCGAAACCGCAATAACAGAAATAAATAAGACAAGGGATACAGCTATACAGGCAGCCCAAACACGCTCAGAGGCAGAACAAGAACGTGCTCGTGAGGCTGCTGATGTTGCAATAGAAGAAGCTAACAGAGCTTCTACAAATGCTCAACGGGCAGCTCAAGACAGAGCTGATGCAGATATTAGAGGATATGAACGTGCTGCTGCTAAAGCAATAGAGCTAAATGATAGCGTTGAAGCAAAACGAACTGAAACTATGAATTTGCTTGAGCAAACACAGCAGAGAATAATTGATGGCGTTGTAGAAGAGCACGAAAAGCGAAAGCGGCTTCATGAGTGGCAGCAGAATATCGGCCTCCCGTTGGTTAAAAAGTTCTTCCAGTACCAGATAGCGTTTGGAGCAATCCAGGGAATTGGACAGGAAGGAATCGATCCTGTGCTTCGTGCTGGTGCTAGAAAAGCACAATACAAGGCATTTCTAGAAAGCTTATTCCCTGGTATGGATATTACTGAATTTCTGGAAGGCTACCAATTGGGTACTCGTCGTGTTCCAGGAGCAATGGGTCAGCCACAATTAGCAGTCGTTCACGGCGGAGAAGCAATTACTCCACCAGGACTATTGCCTCCAGCGTCAGCAGGTTTCAGAGACTTTAACTTGTCGCTTTATCTCAATAACGAAGCAGATTTCAGACGGTTAGAGAAAACTCTTGAAGGTGTATTTGGGAAGAGTGTAAGTATAGCTATACGTTCTGGTCTTGGGAACCGGAAAGGTCTACGTTAAATGGCTACTGTATTAAAACTAAGTAATGGAATAGAAACCATAGATTTTATCTCAGGCTCATCAGACTATAGATTACTAGCTGATGACGCTCTTCAAATATCTATGCCAGAATCGAAACGTGTCTTTGGTGGTGATCCTCTGCTCCGTAAAGGAGAAGGCTCTCGTCTTATTGAAAGACAATATGAAAATAGAGAAATCTCTATTGATTTTAAGATAACAGCAACAGATCATAACTCATGGGTTGAAGATATAAGACGCATAGACAGAGTACTTAACGATGCTAAAGAATATAGTAAGAAGGGATATGGGAATAAGGTAACTCTTCGATTTCAGCTAGAATCTGCATCCACAGATGTATACTTTGATATTCTGGATGGCGATTTGTCTTTACCTAAGATAGCATCTGCGCCATTAAGAAGAGAATTTAAGACAATTGAGAACAGTTTAACCCTTATAGCTAAACCATTAGCTCGTGCTACATCTATTATTCAACTAGATAATTGGATTCTCAATGGAGATTTCTGTTATAATCCTGGTGAATACGGCAGAGACTCTGTTGGTTACTATACGTTTGGGGTATCAGGTAACAGATTTGAGAGAGCTAATACAATTAATCTACAACCTCCAGCTGCGACAGTGCCTGAACTATTTGTAGGGGCATGGATATATCTTACAAGTACACCAACTAATCCTGGAGATGAGTTTATTATAGCTTCTGCTGGTAATAATCCAAGTGATGCTACTCCTGCTAATAGACCAGCCTGGGTATTAGCCATTAGAAAAATCAGTGATGGATTACCTAGACAGCTAGTGTTTAAGATTTACACAGAGGCGGGTATTCTAAAGGAGTATGTTGAGCTAGACTCCCGTATGACGATTCCTCTGAATACTAATATAAATGTGGCTGGCTCTATCTCGAAGACTTTGTTTGGAGCAGGTTTAACTATTCCATTCACTGTACCAGCAACGATAGTTGGTACAGGAACATACAGGAGAATTGAAGTCTTTATTAATGGCAAAAGTGGTACAAGCGTTCTTAATACAGCTATAGCATCTATTCGTCAATCAACAGGTAAATTTACTGTTGGTGCCTATAGTGATGATTCGTCTCGTTTTGTTGGTCGGATAGCTGGACTTGCTGTAGTTATAGGTACAATAGAAGGATACAGACAATTAGCGTTATTCTATTATGGAATGACATCTTTAGCTGGTCAGACTACCACACCAAATAGGTGGTTCTGGGATCTTCAGTCTTCAGAATGGGGCGCAAGTTGGAATTTTAACGATGGTCTTATTTTTGATGGTGGGCCACGAGCATTAAACCTCACAATTGTAGGAACTCCAACGTTTCTTGCGAACTCTGTACCACCTAGAGGTTGGACTATAGGATCAGGTCTTACACTTTCCAGGGCCATTTCTCTAGTATCCAAATATGGGTTTCTAAGTTACCTCTTCCTTGAGACTGTTAGTGGAGCTAATAAATATATAGAGCAGACATGGAGCATTCCAGCAAATAGACGTAAGTCAACTCAGAAGTGGACTGCAGTGTTTTGGCTTCGAGCATATACCTCTACTCTTAGGAGTATAGACATAATATATGGTGCAAAAGCTGCGTTATCTAGTGAAAATGTGGTAGCTGTGCAAGACACTTGGACTCAATACATTGTGACATTTGCTGGTGAAGGAGGAACAAGTACAGGCAAAATACGTTTTGAGAAACTTACAGGTGAAGGTTCTATAGTATACATTGACGGTGTAGAAATTTTAGAAGGTGAACCGTTCGGTGTTTTCGCGACAATTACACCAACGTCAGGAAAACCATATATAGATTCCAGATTCTGTGCTATGCCAGATAGCTCTCTCAATCTTGACTATTCAGTAAAGCGAAATACTATTGCTGTTAGAGATTTGCCAGGAGATCAACCGGCAGCCATAAGACTTTTTATTCAGAATAAGGAACCTGCATATGGTATGGGGCCAATTAGAGTAGGCCAAGTCTCCAAAGCAGAACCGTCTAAGTTTATATCCTGTTATCCCTCATCACTGTTACTACCTCAAAATAATGTTCGTCCTCTCGTTCTTCAGACATCAGGACAGGTTCCTGGTGAATCCAGAGTATGTATGATTAGAGACCTCGATGATTTTCAGGGCAGTGGTTTTGAGGAGTTGGTATATGGAATCATGGGAGGACTGTTTCCGTTTCCAGATCAACAGCGTGGAGCATTCAAAGTCATAGCAGATGTGTTTGTAGAGGGAGATACATTCGAAGGCGACTTATTCTTCAGGGCGAGTAGTTTATTCCCATTGACTCGTGATCCATCTAATCTAAGCAATATCCTCAGACGGTTTGTTAAAGTAGATGCTGGTTTGTTATATTGGTTGCCATTATATACTCTGAGGTTTAGAGAGCTACCAGGATCTGCAACTAAGGGAGAGATTAGTAGTCATAGAACAATAATGGAATCAGAATCAACTACAAGGCTTGCATTAGAAGCATATCCTTCAGTGGTCACTCCAGCTACTGAAGGTATAGGTATAAGTGTTATTCATCTTCTACCTGTCGAGGATGGATATTACGGATTCTTTCCCGACATCAATAGAAAAAACTATTTAGAGCCTAATAAGATTCTGGTTATAGATTCTATAAATGAGGAGACAAGTTATATAGTAAATGATTCAGCATATGCAGTGCTGAATGCTGAAGCTGTACTGGATGAAACTTTAACCCTGAATATAGAAGCAGCTTCATCTATAAATACTATAGGTAACAGTTTTCGATTAGAGCCTCAGGAAAAGAATCTGTTTACCTTTCTTATTGAACAGAGCCAGGATGGTTTTCCTCTTGGTAATTCTATGTCTGGTATGCAATTTGAAGCTTGGATAGAGTACGAAGCGCGGTATCTTTATGTCTAAGCTATGTGTACAGGTGGCTCCGACTATCAAAAATCAGTCTGATGTTCCAGTTTATGGAAATGAATCTTTAGCTGGCAGGATTCAAGACCTAGAATTTGGGACTAGTGTCCCTGGTGGATTCCTAAATTGTGGATTTAAGATTCCTATGTCTTCTTCTGAGGCTTTTTATTGGTACTCAACCAGAATAGGACATCATGTTCTCATAACAGACAAAGGGCAAACTGTATGGGAGGGAAGGATAGACAATATAGAACTTGGAAGTTTCAGGGTTACTATATCAGCCTTAGGTTATTGGGTTAGTCTTACAGATCAGATACTCTATCAACGATGGGCAGATACTGGTCTTAGCTCATGGAAAGAATTCAGCTCAGTAGAATTTGTCGGGTTCTCGAATGCAAAGCCAGAAGCTTTCGAAAATAATAATCCAGGTAGCCTAGTCACGGCATTAAGAAATGGTGAGACTTATAATTCTGGTAATCCTAGCTCCGGTTATGTGTATGTATTACCTACACCTGTCTTTGTGGCTTCTTTTCCTATTGCGCCAAATACTGTACAGTATATTAAGTTTGGTCTCGTTATTACTAATGCAGATTCATCCGATTTGCGCGTTAGGATCTTCACAGCTAGCAATCCATATTCAGGGAGCTGGACACAAAAAGCTTCCTACAAGATTGCCGATAATGGGAACAAGGAAATTGCAGTCGGTGGTGGCTCTGAAGACATAAAAGCTGTAGCGTTTATTGTAGATGATGATAAGGTTCATACTTATGCTGGTGCCACTGGAGATGCCAGAGTAGTTATATCTGATATACAGACTTGGGCTGATATAGACCCTATGAATATAAATCGTCTTACAGCCCATAGATTTATTCTGGATAACCTTCTTGGTAAACCGTCCCTAGGTTTGTCATCAACAATGCCACAAATCTCTCCTGATACTCTGTACGTAAAAGACCCAGGGCTAGATATAATGCCTTTACTGGTTGAAGGTAAGACTGTACAAGATGCTATACTAGAGCTAAGTTCATATGGCGATGACCAGAGTCCTCCTAATGAATATTTTCCAGCTATATGGGATTCGCGTAGATTCTTCTTTGAGCCAAAAGAAAAATTAATGGTGAGATGGTTGATAAGATTGAAGGAATTCAGTGAAGATGGTTTAAATCTTATGCAGAGTCTCGAAAATTACTGGAGCAAGGTTTATGTTAGATATACAGATATAAAAGAGAGACTTGCTTTTACAACAGTAAAGGAAGATATTGTCTTTCAGTCTCCATCTATAGACCGAACTAATATAGTTGGTGCTGATGTAAGACAGCTTGCTGTAGCGAATGTTCTAAGAGATGCCTTTTTTGAAGACTTTAGAAAACCACAGCAGCGAACAGAAGTTTCTATTACAGGGAGAATACGCAATCGTCACAATGTACCTGAGCCATTATGGATGGTACGGGCAGGGGACTTGCTGTTCGTAGAAGATCTTTTTTCGTTCTCAGGTGGTACTTCATTAGACCCTTTGCGCTTATTCAGCATAAGAGAAACGTCGTATAATTATGAAAATAATGAACTCACTCTTACACCAGATTGGCCTGCTAATAGGCTGGATATCCTAGTGTCTCGGTTATCAGCTCTAGGCAAGGAGTTCTAAGATGGCGCTTCCAACTCTAGTCCAATTATTTGGGCATGATAATTCAGAAGTCTCTGAGTCAACGCTTGAAGATGTCTTTGGCGGATTGCACGAAGGCCCATTCGAAGGCATAGCTTCTGCTTGTGCAGTAATACAGTCGACTCCTCCTGCTATGTCAGTAGATGTTGGCACAGGTACATTCTGTGTGGGTGGTGTCTTTGGGAAAGTATCAGTTACGGGCAGTGTTGTTATTGGAACTGCTCCTGTAGTTAACAACCGTATTGATCGTGTCGTTCTTAGAAGAACCAATTCTACAGATCTTACAGAGATAGCTGTCATTGCAGGAACTGTGGCAGCAAGTCCTGTCCCGCCTTCACTTACTAGAACCGCCAATATCTACGAAGTCAGTCTCGCGCAAGTTTATGTGGGTCAAGGTGTTACTTCTATAGTCACAGCTAATATCACAGATGAGCGCAAAGACTACAGCGTCGGTGGTTACGCTCTTGGAAAAGCAACTGTACGTGCTGGACGAACTCGTCAACACTTCATTCCGGCAGCTAACTTCGGCGTAGGTATTAATCTAACTTTTGCTACTCACTTCAGAAGCTTTGCAGGTCTTGGTTCATGGGCAGCTATGGGTCTTGGTTGGGAACTGCCTGATGGAGTAGTACTTGTAGGTGTAATCGGTCATACTAAGCTGCCTTCTGACTGGAAATCTGGCACTGTAAAAGGATATGTTCTGTTTCAAGGTGCAGGAGCAGGAAACTTCTATGTCGGGCTGCAGATGGCTGCGGTCACTCCAGGCTCTCCAGGTGAGACCATGAGACAGACAGCAGATGTTATTCAGCAGCAAGCAGTCAATTCCTACAACGGATTACATCTGTTAGCGTTTAATACGGCCCTTCTTACTGTTGCAGCCGGTGATTTTATTAACATCGGAGTATCTCGTGATCCTGCTCATGCCAGTGATACTAGTGCCAACGTGCTAGAATTCTATGGAGTTATTTTGGAGTATACAGCGGAGTATTAACCAAGTCCTTCTATCAATCTCTCCACGGTAGAAGGTGTACCAGAAGTCGAACCTGAACGCGAACCTGAACGAGGAATCTTAATGTCCTCAGCCTTACAGTCAGCAAAGAATTCTTCGATAAGGATATATGCTGCTCTAAGATATTCTCTCGTACCCCTGCTCTTCATCTTTAAATTCCAGGAAGATCTATAATGAGGCAACGAGTAGCGCAGCCAAGCCTCAACATCAGAGAGCACATTGAGCATGGCATCTTCGGGAGTTCTGCTTGCCTTGATAATATTAAGAATCCAACGCTTGTTACCTCTCTGCATAATAGTCGGATGCTCTCTATTCTTATCAGCAGCTCTCATAAAATTCCTCTTAAACTACTTGACATACTACCCCGACTATGGTATTATATCATAGAGAGACCCGAAAAGCTACCCGTCCGCCTACTTATGTCAACAGCCTGTCTCTTACGATAGGCTTCTCACGTCTATGGAATTTAAACCTCTCAGCGTTAAAGATTATTTGGCTCTTACCTTTCCAGATAATGATATTATTGGTTCAGGAATCCTTACAGCTCAAAGTGTTCTTGTCTTAGGTGGACATCCAGGGATAGGAAAATCGGTTATGGTAACACAGATGGGGTATGAGCTATCTCAGGGCAAGGACATACTAAATACTTTTAAGGCAAAGAAAAGCAAGGTTCTTCTTCTTCAAGAAGAGATAGGCCCCAAAAACTTTCAGAATAGGCTAATAAAAGTAGTGAGTCATTATGGAGATAGTGATTCATTTTTGATTATTAGTTCAGCCAGCTTTACATTTGACGATCCAATATTAGTGCTGCATTTAAAGTCGTTCATTATTAAATATTCAGTAGAGATTGTTATTCTTGACCCACTTTATAAGATACACGGGAGAAACGAAAGCGATCCGACAGATATGGCACGTCTCTTCCAGCTTATGAGTAAGTTGATTAATGACCTAAAAATATCCGTCATCCTTGTTCATCACTTACGTAAGCCGCCACAACTTCATAAAGGTGAGGTATTAGTTACGGGTATGATGGACTTTAGAGGTTCTGCAATACAAGCTTGGGCTGATACGATGATGCTAATTGAAGAAACTGATGTCAAAGACCGTATTAGGCTATCGTTTCCCAAAACCCGCAACGCGCCTGAAGAGATTCGGGCTATGTATCTTACATTTGACAGAGACCATCTTAGATTCTCCACTGTTAATACCGGCTCTCAACCTATTAATATCAAAGAAGAAATCCTTGGAATACTTAGTCCAAATGGGGGTATCTCTGAGGCTAATCTGCTCAGTCAGTTCAAATGCAAGTATGGTAAGGAGGTTAATACTATAAGAATAAAGAGTGAGCTTCAGATACTAAAACGAGTAGGGGCCGTGAATCTGTCAGGTGGACTTCTTAATTCTAGTGTTCCTCAGTCAGATCCTGGCGATCCTTGGGCTACTCAATGGTAATAGTAGGAAGGTTTAGATATTCGATTAACACTAGAGATACTCCTAATCACAGTAGTATCATTAGTTCTAAGCATCGGAGCGATAGTAAGTGCAGATGATAGTCAGGAAGAACCTGTGATTCCTGATAAGGGAGAGATGTTTTATGATCTTCCTGTTACAGCAAGCCCGAACATTCTTCTGGCGACTCCGGCACCCGAAGTGGCGGACGTGGTGCTACAGCCATCGCCAAGTCCAACCATGCCGGTGCCGGATACAGAAAGTCTTGACAGATCACAGAATGACACGCCAGGTTCATTTGATGCGATCCTTACTAGAGTCTTTGGGGCCTATAGCGCCAAGGCTTACAGAGTCGCAGATTGCGAGACAGGCAAGAAATTATCTGCAGGACTAGACCCATTTGAGTTAAATCGAACAGAGGCTGGAGCTGCAGGTGAAGTAAGTATATGGCAAATCCACCCTGTTCACTTCTGGAAATACGATAGAGCTAGACTACAGAGCGATCTTGAATATGCCGCACAGGCAGCATGGGAGATATCAGGATATGGTACTAACTGGACAGGCCCCTGGGCAATCTGTGGTTGGCAATGATACTCTCAGATAGAGATATTCTACAAAGAGCCAATGATAATATTAAGGCGCTTGGCCTCAAGATAGACCCATTTACTCTTAAACAACTACAGCCATCATCTTATGACCTACGACTGTCTCCTTATTTCTGGAAGATGGAAGATGGCGCAATTGATACAGCAAATCTAGATACAGAGGCTATGCAGGCACTCGTTATAGATTTGACGGATTCGTCATCTGTTCTTGGTAATCATATTACAGACTCAAATATGATTATCCGTCCTAATGAATTTATACTAGGAAGCACAATAGAAAGAGTCCAGATTCCTATAGACCTTGTTGCGAGACTAGAAGGTAAGTCCTCTCTAGGTAGACTAGGGCTTATCGTTCACGCTACCGCTGGATTTGTTGATCCAGGCTTCAGTGGACATCTTACGCTAGAGTTATGCAATCTAAGTTCTCGTCCTATTAGAATGTATCATAATATGCTTATAGCACAAATAACCTTTATACAAATGTCCAGTCCTTCTCAAAATCCTTATGGACATTTCTCTCTTCACTCTAGATATCAACATCAGTCCATGACTCCCGTACCTTACAGACCGTCACAGAGCGAAAAGCCCTGAGAAGTCCAGAGAGGCATGACTAACAATGTTAACATCGGTCATCAATCTAAGGCCAAAATGAGATGTCCTTGGATACCGTGCAACCCTTGAAACTAGTGACTAACAATGTTAACATCGGTCAAAACTCGCAGGACGACTGTGACCATGTATGTCCTGGCCCTCACAGTGATAGAACTTATGGACAGATAAGGATTCGGTGTTGTAATGTTTGTCCAGCGTGTTATGATGACATCAGGTACGGATGCATGAACGAGCATATAAGGGAGTGCCATAAATGAAACCTCAGCGTGTAGTTAATGGCAAAAGAATCAATATCAATATGTCTAACAGACTACGCGATCTAAGACTAGAAGCAAAGTTAACTCAGGACGCTATTGCTGAGAGACTTGAGATTCCTAGAGGGACATACTCTACTCTAGAATCTGGTGTCTGTCTACCGACTGAAGATGTTCTTAAAGACTTAACTTCTATACTAAACTGCAAGCCTGAAGATATATATGCTGTCGTTTATCTTGATATCATTAAATTGGAGGGTTTCTAATGGCCACAAGTGATTTCCGCTACATTCTCGCAGGTCAGGCAGCAGCCATCATCCAAGACCTAGAGGAGTTCATTGAGGCTCTGACGACGACCCAAGAGCAGTGGTCACCCGCTTTAGGGGTACAGCGCATCAATGCCGCTAAGGCGAAGATGGACGCTCTTCTGGCAAGGATTAAGGTCGGTTCCTAACTTACTCCAGTGGCAGGGTGGTTTACTAATATAGACATTAAAATAGAGAGCTTCTAATGTCTAAAGTGCATACTGCAGTAGAGAATTGTGACTGGACATCTGTAAGGACAGAACTAGAATTCGATAATGCAGACCATAAACCGAAATGGATATTTACAGTCTATTGGGCTTGCCCCTGTGGTGAAATCAGGAGAGCATCAAAGACATTCTATGCAGAAGATTTGTAGACACTGCCGCCAAGTTATTGAGCCTATATATCTTAGAGTGATAAGTACTGGCTATATTATAACAATACGTGACTACTGTACAGGCTGCAAACGAAGAGGCTAAAATGCAATTAACTGACGTTGGGCAAGAACTTTTTGAGAGACGATACAGATGGCATAATGAAGACTCTGACGGTATGTTTACTAGAGTCGCAGAACATATCGCGTTAGCTGAAAACAAGGAGCAACGGAGCGAATACAAAGACAAATTCTTTGAATTAATGTCATCGCTCCGGTTCTTACCAAACTCCCCCACACTCTTTAATGCTGGGACAGGTCAAGGGCTACTTAGTGCTTGCTTTACTTTTTATGTAGAAGACAGTCTAGTATCTATTATGGAGTGTCATAGACTTGCTGGATTAGTGATGAAATACGGCGGTGGTGTAGGCTATGGTTTTAGTCGTGTGAGACCAGCAGGAGCAGAGATTAAAACTGTTCAGGGCAAAGCTTGTGGGCCTGTGAATTTACTGCCTTATTATAATGGTATAGCAGAACTAATAACTCAAGGTGGAAGACGGTCTGGTGCTCAGATAGGCATTCTGTCTGTAGAGCATCCAGATATAAGAGATTTCATACATTTCAAGGACGAGAACCCTGATAGCTTACAAACATTCAATATATCAGTTGCTATCAATGATGGGTTTATGGAACGATATCAGAATGGCGACATTGAGGCTAGGCAGATATTAAAAGAGATTTCAGAATCAGCTTGGCGAACAGGCGATCCTGGTGTTTGGTTTATAGATACTGTAAACGCAGCAAATTCTACACCGTGGCTTGGGAGGCTAGAGTCCTGTAATCCCTGTCTTAGTCCAGATACGCTTATAGCTACTAAAGATGGGCTTATTCCAATTAAGGATATTCCTCAAGCCTGGAAATCTGGATATAAGCCGATTTATAAAATAACTACTTTGGAGGGATACGAAGTTTTTGCAACGGCAGACCATCAATTCTATACACAAGAAGAAGGTTGGACTTCTGTTAAACAACTAGAAGATAAAAGAATCCGTATATGTAACACCTCAGCTTTTGGTATAGATGGAAATAGAGACATAGGGTTAGTGCTTGGATGGCTTTCTGGAGATGGGCATATAAGTGAGAATCAGAAGTCAATTCTTTGTTTTGATAAAATAGAGAAATCAGATGCCTGCACGGTAGTTTTAAATGCCTATCAAAATATACTTGGTTTCTCATCACAGCATACTTGGGGTAGACAAACTAGAGTAGCTTCTATGAAACTGTCAAGATTATCTACATCTTGGCAACCTGATGAAAAGTTTCCAGAACGAATGCTTATCGCTAATGAGGAATGTCAGTCAGCTTATCTTTCAGCTTTGTTCAGTGCAGACGGAACTGTTACAGGAACCCAGCAAAAAGGAATAAGTGTTCGGTTATCAAGCTCTAAATTGCATCTCTTAAGACGTGTTCAGTTATTACTCCGTAATTTTAATATCTATTCTAAGATATATCAGAACAGACGCTTTGCTGGGTATCGAGATCTGCCAGATCAAAAAGGTGGAACTAAAGAATATTATTGCGAAGCACAGCATGAATTAGTTATCAGTAATACATCTCTGAGGCAGTTTGCTAATGAAATAGGATTTATAGTTCATGCTAAGCAAGAGAGATTAATTCATCTTCTATCACAATATAAGAGGGCAATAAATCTAGATAGCGAATGGGCAAGAGTTAAAACCATAGAGTATTTCTGTGATGGGGATGTATGGGATATCTCTTCTATTACAGAGTCTATTTCAGCCAATGGTCTTTTAGCTCATAATTGCGGCGAAGTTCCACTATATCATGCAGAGGCTTGCAATCTTGGAAGCTTGAACCTGGGAAAATATTTTGATACTGATACTCGTTCTATATTATGGGATAAACTAAAGTCAGATATAAGATTGGCTGCTCGATTTCTGGATGATGTTATAGATGTAAACAGCTTCCCTGATCCTATAATCACGGCAGCAGTTAGCAAAACACGTAAGATAGGTTTAGGTGTTATGGGATGGGCAGATGTGCTTGCCTTATCTGATATTCCATATGACTCGGATACTGCTATTAATCTAGCTGGCGAAGTTATGGAGTTTATTCAAAAGACTGCTGATAGAGCCAGTTACGAATTAGGTCAGGAACGAGGTATAGCACCAGCATTTGACTGTGATGAGGCTCCCTCTGTTCTTGGACTCGCAACCAGAAATGTTACTCGTACCTGTATAGCTCCAACAGGTTCTATTTCGCAACTGGCCGGATGTTCTTCTGGTATAGAGCCTCATTATGAGCTGGAGTATAAGCGCACCATGTTCGACAAAGGTGTACCGATAGAGCTTCATGTCAGAGAACCTGTTCTGGACATTCTCCAAGAGCTAGGCTTAAACCTACCCAAAACGGCTCTTGAAATTAGTCCTGAATGGCACATAAAACATCAAGCTGCATTCCAACGATATACTAATCTAGCTGTCTCCAAGACGATAAATCTACCCGAAACTGCCACGGTTAATGACATCGAAACGAGTTTTGTTAAGATGTGGGAATCGGGATGTAAGGGTGGTACTATATATAGAGACAAGAGCCGTGAAACACAAGTTCTAGGCGAAAACCGCAGGAAAGTTAATGGCCGTAAGAGACTTCCAGATGAAAGGAAGTCTATTACCCATAAGTTTAAAGTAGGAGATCAGGAAGGATACCTTACAGTAGGTCTGTATGATGACGGCAAACCTGGAGAATTGTTCGTTAAGATAGCAAAAGAAGGTTCAACTGTTGCAGGCGTCTATGATGCTATAGGTATTCAGACTAGTCTCTTATTACAGTATGGTGTATCGCTGGAGAGTATAGCAGGAAAACTTTCTGGAATGCGGTTTGAACCTTCAGGTCTTACAAGCAACCCTGAGATACCTTTTGCATTTTCTATCCCTGATTATATTTATAGATGGCTAATGTCTAAATTTGGTAGTAATATTAACAGTCCTGTCATTACCGGACTATTTTGTCCTGACTGTACCAGTCAACTCTTAGCACAGGAAGGATGCTTAAAGTGTGAAAACAAAGCGTGTGGCTTTAACAGATGTGGATAAGAAGATAGAGCAGATAGAGAATCAGCTGCTAGCTATGCAAAAAGAAGTCCTGAGTTCCTGTAACAAGACTAATACATTAATCAATGGATTGTTGTTTGAACTATCGCGGCTTAAAAAGAAGTCTTAATGATTCCGTGTGAGGCAGATGAATGATTGTGTTCTTGAGTAAGAGTGTCGCCGCACCCCACCTTGAGGGCTTACATCATTATAAGGAGCATCTGTCTCACACAGAGTTATTAAGGCAAGGAGAATAAATATGCTTGAAGGTATTGATATTTCTTATTGGCAAGGCGCTGTTAATTGGCAGGCACTAGATACAGCAGACAAGAAGTTTGTTATTATACGTGGTGGAGACGGAGCGTTTCGAGACCCGCGCCGTGTTGAGTATGCTAAAGGTGCTAAGAGTATCGGTATACCTGTCATTGAAACCTATCATTTTCTGAGATGGAAACTGTCAGCGGCTAATATGGCCTCTCTTTGTCGCGAGTCTTATGAAGCAGTACAGAATGCTGCTGGTCAACCTGGGAGATTATGGCTAGATTGTGAGGATACTGATCCTGTCTCGATAACATTCACATGGCTACAAGATGTAATCTCTAGATTAAGTGATCTGCCGTTAGGTGTTTACACAGGTTCCTGGTGGTGGAATCCTAAAATGCCTGCGAACCATGGGTTAGATAGTATGAAGCGTTGGTTCTCAGGATATCTAAAGAACAATACTCTACGTAGTGATCCTACAGTATTGGGACTTCAGCCGATAATACCACGGGGCTTTACTGGTTGGGATATCTGGCAATATACAAGTCTTGGGACAGTTGCTGGAATTAATGCATCAGTAGACCTAAATATTGCGAAGGAAACAATAGTAGTAGTAGAAGAGGAGGAAGATATGATGCCACCACTGAAAATCGTTAAGGCACGAAATCGAGATAGTGAACCATCCTGGTTAATTAATGGTACTCATAAGATGGGAGTCCCAGGTGGTGCAGAGGGAGAGCAGATTAGGCGCGATCTCTATAACTTAGGTTATACTGGTTCTGAGACCGAGAATATCTCAGTTGGGTCAGAGTTTACAGACTGGCTTCTCGATGTTCCAAAACTGTTCAATAATGTACTCACAGTTCTACAAGGCCACATGGACTTCGCTGAGAAGCGGCGTAATGAGCATGGTGATAGGTTGTATGATGCTATTCAGGCCCTAGAAGCCGATGGTGTATCAGGCGACTTGCTTGCTGTTCTGCAGAGCGAAGCTGGGCGTACCATTCTTCGCAACGAGGCTAAGTGGGGAGTCTTCGACTTTATGAAGTTGGGTTTCGAGGGACTGTAATTTGTACAGGATATGCAAGTGTTTGATTGGACTAATCCTGATAAGAGTAATCACTATTTGGGAACACGACATCAGGCAAAATCCTACACAGGCGTTGATTAATGTTTTAAGAGGGGAGGTGATGTTATGAATCATACGGCGGGAGATTGGCTAAATCCAGATGGTCGAATTAAGCTTCTTATAGGCGATTGTACTGTAAGGATGTCAGAGATTCCATCTGATTCGATAGACTCTGTTATTACTGACCCGCCGTATGGTTGAACATGGTCTAGCGTTTATGGGTAAGTCCTGGGACGATATAAGCAAGGTAAAGCTCTGGCATCATAAATGGGCAGTTGAGGCGTTTAGGATTCTGAAGCCAGGAGCGCATATACTAAGTTGTGGTGGAACACGTACTTATCACCGTATGGCCTCCGCGCTTGAAGATATAGGTTTTGAGATAAGGGATTGTGTACTTTGGTTATACGGCAGCGGTTTCCCAAAATCACAGAATATCGCTAAAGCCATAGATAAAAAACTTGGTGTCAAGTCTGAAGTTATTGGTGTTCAGAGTCTACCTGACCACCGAGGCGATAATTACAAGCAAGGTCATAGGGACTATAATATTATAGAACATGAAACAACTAGAGCTACAAGTGATAAGGCTAAAGAATGGGAAGGGTGGGGCACGGCCCTTAAACCTGCAGTAGAGCCAATATGTCTCGCCCGTAAGCCTCTGAAAGAAAACACTGTAGCCGGAAATGTTATGATGTATGGTACAGGTGGTCTGAATATAGACGAAAGCAGAATAGGTGAAGAAGAGCGTACTTATAAAGGCAGTGGTGTCAGTCAACAAAGATATGATAATAGTCGTGCTGGTTTAACTGATGGACGTGGCAAAGATTTAGAGTTTAATGTCTCTGGCCGCTATCCTAGCAATGTTATTCTAGACGAAGAAGCTGCTCAGGCACTTGATGCACAAACAGGTTTCACGAAATCGCGTAAAGATATACTGACCAGTAAACCTGGACAGATATATGGTGGAGGTGATGGCCTTCCAAGCACTACAGGTTTGTATGGATTTAATGACTCTGGTGGCGCTTCGCGCTTCTTTTATACAGCTAAAGCCAGTGTCTCTGAGAGGCGAGGGAGCCAGCATCCTACAATTAAGCCGCTGGCTCTTATGAAATACTTAGTTCGTCTAATAACACCTCCAGGTGGTACTGTCCTTGACCCTTTTGCTGGTTCAGGTACAACGCTTGAAGCAGCTTATCAATTAGGCTTCTCTGCCATCGGGATAGAAATGGATGAGGCTAATCTTGAGACTATTAAGAAGAGACATGAGCAGATGACGTTAGGGATTTAGAGTTTTCTAGAGCGGGGGAGGCCCGCTGTCCGTGGTGATAGGTAAACCTATCCCACATGGGGAAGCAGGCGGAAATAGTACTATGAAAGGCGAGTGCTGTGAGTGGATGTTTCGTCTGCTCCCCGCCCTAGAACACTTTAAGTCAAAGGAAACGATAAGAAGTATAATAGAACTTAAGTCATTAGCTGAGGCAGTAAGGCACAAATCGGGTTTTCCAGTTGTTCAGGTGGTAGCTTTTAACAGAATAAAATAGCTGTCTTACTGTCTCTGCTAATGGCTTGTAGTCAAAAGGGAGGGCTTATGCTGCAGAATGATTATGAGGTTGTCTTTTCTGATAACGCTAACGGCGATCCAGGTGGCGGTACTGCTACAGCTCTTGGTATTGATATAACTTTTCAGGATGGCCCTGTCCTAGAAGATGGCCAAAATGGTGCTTTTGTCGAGACTCTTATCGAGATTGTTATAAAAAGGTTAGAATATTATCAGGAAAGTCGATTTATATGTGGAGAGAACGCTAGAGCGATAGTCAGTTTAAAGGAAGCATTATACTGGTTAAATGTTAGAACTAAAGATAGAATAAAGCGCGGAGTTGAAGGAAAATACGAAGCCTAATCAGCAGAGCGAGAGTGGGAGAGGGCACCTAGAGCCACGGACTCAGTGAAAGTCAGGGGCGGCGTTAGCCGCCAGATACAGCCATGTACACATTAGATAGTTATACAGAGTTTACTCACTGGATAAAATACTGGGCATGGTGGACTTGCTCAGATTGCTGGTGGCGAGCAGAGAGAAAGGATGAGAAATATGAGATAGTTCTTCACTATAAAGATCTAAATCGATCTAATTATACAGCTAATAACCTGGTTGTTATCTGCCGTGATTGCCGTGACATAAGATATCACAAAGAGCTATCTGTTAAGCGGCTGAAGATAGTAAAAGAGCGATATAAAAAGGTTCTTAGAAAGGTACAACTACAACGAGATGAATCAGGTTGGCCTGTAAAAGTAGGGAGTACATTATGATGAGAGTCTCTGTATTCTTGGCTCTGTTATTTGTAGCGGTGGCGTGTTCTGTTAGCAGTCCAGTGAAGACACCTGTGTCAGAAGAAGATGATGTAGGAATATCAGAATCAGCTTATTTAGCTGAGATGATATCTGCATCTGATGATGCTATGCTTATTCTTGTAAGCGTTGGTGATTTGGTAACAGATGATTCTCGTGCATGGGATGATTCTTTCTTTGAAGATTTAGCCTATAACCAGAGTGAGCTTAGCAAAATGCAGGTAAAGGTATCTTTATTAGAACCACCTTCTGTATACTCTGATTCTCATTCTTATTTTACACAAGCATTAGCCAAACTTGCCGCGTCTCTAGATCTAATAGAGCTGTTCACACATGGTTTGGGAGTACATGATCCTGGTAATATAGAAGATCTTAATTTGGCAGTCGCATATGCGAAGGGAGCCTCTGCAATGTTAATTAAGTCAATAGAGGCAATGCCGTGAAAGTATATATTGCTGGCCCTTATACAGAAGGTGATGTAGCTGAAAATATAAGGCAAGCTATAATAACAGGAGAGGCTATTGCTGAAGCAGGACATACACCATTTATTCCTCATCTGTATCATTTCTGGCATCTGCTTATTCCTCATGGACGCGAGTTCTGGATGCGACAGGACAAGGAATGGCTTGAAGTATGTGGTGCTATGATTAGGATCAATGGTAACTCTGTAGGAGCGGATGCCGAAGAAGTACAGGCTGAGGGACTTGGAGTACCTATCTATTATTCTGTACAGGAGTTTCTGCTCAGTATAGAAAGTCTCTGAATCGCTTGACACATCCTTGAGTATATGATATACTAAAATAGTATGTACACGATGCCTGCAACAATCTGCAAACATCCTAAACTTTTAGTTAAAATGAAGGTTTCTACTATGACTCCTGAAAAGGTTGCCCTGGTTACTTGCAAAGTTTGCGGTTTTAGTGTTCAGATAAGAGGAGATAGCTTAACTGAGCCAGAACTTAAAATGGCATTTAACGAAGAAGCGCAAAACCTTCGTCTTGGCCGCAAGAACTTCACGATTTAATGCAGATGTTTCTGGTCTATGCCTTTATTGTTAGTATACTTTTTCACAAATGAGTCCCTTTGACTGTTGTACGTCCTTTCACAAATACGTTCCTATGTATGAGACTGAAAGACCAGATTCTCATAATGTGTCAAGTCCATTTGAAAGTCCATTGCTTTAGCTTAAAAGCAAGACACCTTGATTTTAATATGCCTTGCTTTCAATCTAAAGCAACGGGGTCTCGTGACATTTATATCTAGATGAAATCCTTATTACTACTTAAAGTATTAGTAGTTAAGTAGTAAGTAATTTCACGAAAGGGCAGAAGAATGGCTGAGGTTAAAAGCACAGGTAGAGGAGTAAGTACCAGATATGCTCAAGGATGTCTTCAGGGTGCTATGGAACAAGAAGAGAGAGATGAAAGAAAGTATCGTATCAGTGGTGTATCATACAGAGAAATATCAGAGTTAATAGAGACTACAGGTCGTCTTACACTCAGGCATAACAGTTATCCTATGGTAATGATAAGTCTGTCTCTCTTTGATGAAGAGGTCTTTTATATCCGACCAATAGCACAGAAGCTGAGATGGACAAGGTTTAAGCAGTGGTCTCACGGTACTAGAATCCTACTTGTTTGGGAAGGTGCTCAAGCCCAAGTGTTAGTCAGAAAAGTAATGATTTATCTCTCACAAGACCTGAAGCCTATGGCTATCAAGATGTTAAAATGGATTCCGAAAGGAGGTAGAAAGAAAGACAGACCTATTGTTGAAGAAGATCAGCAGTTTACAGAAGTAGTTTGGTAAAGGAGATGTCCATGACACAAGAACAAGATTCTTGGCAGACGGAAGACCTTGTTCCGTTCAACAGTGGCGATGTTACTGTTGCAGATGCATATTGGGAAGATGGCAGATATGGTACTCAGATTGCCTTAGTCTATAAAGTAGATGTTCCTAATGATCCTGTTGATTATCCTGCTGAAACCACAATCGCTTGGTACAGTTGCGGTAAAGGGTGGACTCCAATAGATGCAGGAGCAAGAGTAGTTAAACCAGAAGCTGATCCTAGTAGGCCAGCTAAGATTCATTCATCTAGTAACTATGGTCGTTTGATGAATAGAGTCGTTAAAGATCTTGGCTTTAATATGGGGGGCCGCGGCCTGCCAACTGAAGCTAAGGTTTGGGTTGGTCTAAGATTTCATCTGAATCGGGAGATCGTCAAATATGAAGGTCTTCCTGCCCGTGAGGGTGAAACAGGCCTGCAGAATCGTGAAGGCTCTATTCTGCTTCCACTAACTATACTTCCTCAAGTATTTACTTCTTCACCGATTACTGCTCAGCCTGCAGTAGCGCCAGCGTCAACAGCTACTACTATGCCAATAGGCGGTTCTCCTGAAGAGTATCTCTTGTCTGTTATAGTAGGTAAGTCAAGTATACAAGAAGCTAAGGTTGCTGCTGTCCGTGATCAGAGAATCTCAGCCGATCAGGCTCTTCAGGCACGAATACTAGAGAATCAACTTATAGAGCAGTGGATGGCAGGTGGTGTTATCGGTATAGTTGATGGTCGGATAACTAAACTATAATCTCAGAGCAGCGACGTACTAGCGTCGGGTTGGAAGGAATCTGTCTTGTCAGTCATCATAACGCGGTCTACGTTATGTGATTATGGTGCTGAGTATCTACTAGTCAGATATACAGATATAGAGGAATACCACACAGAATTGATAGATAAGAAGTGGTTGCAAGAGGAGCTCAGGTGGGGAATCTGAGCCTGCTTTGAGAATAGCAGAAGAGTTGAAAAAGGGGAGGACAAATGGCAAATAAAGTCTATTGTTCTGGTCGATGGTGGTATAACTATAGTCTTGCTTCCTGGTGCTATCGGCAAGCAGGATACTATGATCCTAGTATAGCTTGTGATGCAGCAATACAGGTCAGTGATGATGCTGTGCGTCAATTAATTACAGCACTTGATGAAGCTGGATGGATAGTTCCTAGACTGGATGAACGGCTGCGGACAGAAGATCTAAAGATTACCCATAGGCTGTTGGACGTGATTGAGAAGAGTATAAAGTGATGCTAGACAGTACAGAGAGAACAGTCTCACATAAGCCGCCTGAGTTTACAGGATTCTGGAGTTCGTCTCAGCTTGGATGTTGGCGACAGATGTATCTTATCGCTAAAGGTATAGAGGGTGATTGGTACGATTCTCCAGTTCTGAAAGAGGGCCGATTACATGAAGATGACTTAATAGCTCAGATGGCTGTAAAAGGTGTGGTAGTTACAGACCGCTTTGAAGAGCTTAAACATCCCATATTGCCATTAAAAGGTCATCCTGATGGTAGATTCACTGTGACTCAGGATATGAATTTAGGTATTCCAGAAGGCAGATATATCTTAGAGGCGAAGAGCATGGATAGAAGCTTCTACTATAAAGCTGTCAAAGACTTTAAGACTAACTTTCCACATCTGTATCAGCAGCTACAATCGTATTCTCTGATGTCAGAAGGACATGAAAGCGTCTTTGTTCCTATTAAGAATAGAGCAACAGGTGAGATATATGAGTACGTCTTTGAACCTGATCCTGATACTTGGGATGAGATAGAAAAAGGTATGGCGAATCTGCAGGTTGCTATTCATACACCTGGATTTGATTATAAGACATTAGTATGTGCTACTCCAGATTCTATAAAAGCTAAATATTGTCCTTATCGTGACAGAGAGCTATGTGAATCACAGACTAATATTCCAGAAGTCACAGAACAAGAATTAGTTTTTGCAATTCAACAATATGAAGAAGGTAAAACGGTTGAGAGTCATGGCAGTAAGCTTAAAGCGGATGCTAGAAAGATAGCTGTTGCGTATATGATGAAGCATAATCTTGTAACGATGACTGTCGCGGGTAAATTAGTGTCTATTATACCATCGAGTCGCAGAGTTTGCGATTTTGATAAACTCAGAGACTTAGACTCTAAAATCTACGATCAAGTTGTAGATGATAGTGAAAGCGACCGCTTCACAATAAAATAGGTCTCTGAAAGACTTGACAAGTGTACCGGAGTGTGGGATACTAGAGTCAAGTAAGGAGGATAAAATGAGAGAAAGAATTCTTATAGGTGCAGAATCTGGAGCAGGGAAAACTTACTCTTGGCTCTCGGTTGCTAGGTATAATCCCGATTCTCAATTCTATGTCGCAGAGCCTGATGACGGTGTTGCTAAAATTCTGGAACTAGAATATCCAGATGTTAAGGCTAAAGGTAACGTTCATGGTTCTACAAGGGATGCTGAGGGTTTATGGATTCAACCGAATTTTATTAGTATATGGAAAGACTTTTCTGGTTTCTGTAATGATATTCGCAAACTAAAGGCTGAGAGTTTAATCAATGAAGATGATTGGGTTGTAGTAGAAGGGTTAGATATCATAACTCAGCTCATTAGGTCTGAGTACATTGCAGATACTAATAAGATAGACCGCAAGACAAAAGAATTATTAGAAGATCCTTGGGAAGCTATTAAGGTAAAACGAGCCAGGGATGCTCCTGTGTTAGAACCGTCTGATCATGATGCTATCAACATGGAATATGAAAGACAGATGACCTTTCTAGCTTATGCTACAGGCTGTAACTTTCTTGGAACTTCAGGTATTAGTCTTATTCACTTTGATTCGAAGTTTGCAGATAAAGGCCAAAAAGAGATGTACGCATCTCTTGGGACGCCTTATAAAGTAGAAGGTCATAAACGTAATCCTCGTATGTTTGACACTTTAGTTTATCTGTACTCTGGTATTCAGTACGAAATGGAAGTACTAAAAGATAGAGGTATAGGTAAACAATCACGAGTAAAGAATACTGAGTTCTATCTTTCTCTAGAAGCATCTCGTTCAAAATTGAATAATAGCAGATCATAGTTTGTATTTGTCGGATTGAAATGAAAAGTGGGAATATAGCAAGTAAACCCTGCTTGGTCTGTGGCCGAGACCTTTATCGGCTTTGGAAATCGAAGCGCGTCGGGTCTATATGTCGTCGGTGCTATGAGAAACAGAAACAGTCTGGATCTATAATGTTTGAGTGTCGCTCCCGTTGCATGATTTGTGGAAGGCAGACACCTCACGAAGTTTGTCATCGGCACTCTCTTGCAATTAATGGTGATAGGTACTGGCCAAGTAGCGCTAACTTTAGTCGTAACCATCAGCGGATGTATTTTCGCAACTTTGATCGTGAGCCAGAGGAATGCAGTGACCTGATATGTTTACAGAGACTAGAAGAAGAGAAAGAATGATGCTGTCAACGAACGACCTACGCAAAGCCTGTGAGATTCCTAACGATGCCTCTCTAGGCCAATTAGCCCGTCAGCAACTACCGTTACTGGCTGACCACATTGAGACCCTGTACCGCGCCATCGCTGCTTCGCGCGCGTTGGTAGCGGAGAAGGACAAGGCGCTGGATTGTCTATACACCGAGGCCTTTCTTCCTTTCATGAGAAGTCTCTCGCTGAGAGGGCAGCTATTACACAGGCGAAGAAGGTCCTTGCCCTCACCGAAGAGGCGATGCTAGAGCGCCTGGAGCGCAAGGAGGCATGATGCCACACCACGACCCCCTTGAATTCCCTGACGAATCCACGCCAGTTAGTCGTTTACGAAGGGAAGTAGAGGTTAACTCAGGCTACAATGAGCCAACTGCGCCTGCTGGTGAGAAGCTGTTCGCCGCTGACATCTTAGCGGTGTGCAGCAGTGTCGAAAGGCTGGAGGCCGAGAACAAGCGGCTGCGGGCAGCGCTAGGGCAAATAGGTTGGGGCGGAGAGTCCACGATTACAGTTCTGCCTGGGCCTAACGGTGTATTGAGCCGTGAGGATATGCAGGAGATCGCTCGCGCTGTCCTGCGGCGCAAGGAGGCGTGATGATACTTAGAGTAAGCTGTATTGTCTCTGCGGTAGTAGCCGCTGTAATGCTGCTCGTGGCTAGCACCCTGGCCCTTATAGCGAAAGATGCTGGAACGACATCACTCACAGCGGAAATCATCGCAGTTTGGGCTACACTCCCAGGAACGTTTAGTGTGGTTATGGCCGTTTACCTTGGAGGTAGATGGGCATCATAAAGGAGGCGTGATGGACGGCTGGATGACGCTACTGAAGGACGAGGAGAAACATTGGGTAGCCCTCTCTGAAAGTGGGCTACAGAGCGAAGGTGCCATTTGTGAGGAGCCAGAGGACTGTATTCACTGTCATTCCGAAGCTGTGTTGGCACTTGCTTGCTCCCTAGCTGCCCTGCGGGCGCTGGTGGCAGAGCAACGGAGCTACATACAAACGAGGGCTGAGATACACAAGACAGGAGAAGTGGTGATGAGTGCTATGTGGAGGCAGGCAAAATGCCAAGGATGTCAAGCCGAAGCTGTTCTTGCTCTCACCGAAGAGAAGATGCAGAAGTACTTGGAGGACTGTGCTTGCAGTGGCCCGCCGATGCAGCCCTGCTGCCCTCGATGCAGGTATCCATATACAGACGAGGAGGCGTGATGGCTACTTGTGTAGTTAACCTTCGCTATGAGTCGTGTAACGTCTACATTGGTAGACCGTCAAAATGGGGAAACCCCTTCCAGATTGGTCATGGGCGAACACGCCAGCAGGCCATCGAACAGTACCGCGAGTGGATTCTTCAACAGCCGGAGTTACTAGCAGCACTACCTGAATTGAGGGATAGACGTCTGGGATGCTACTGTGCTCCGTTACTCTGTCATGGCGATGTTCTATTGGAACTGATAGATGGTCTGGAGCGAAAGGGAGCATGATAGAGTCATGAATCGCACGTCGATAGAATGGACGGACTTCTCCTCAAATCCCATCTACGCCGTAGATCGCGAGACCGGCAAACGCGGCTGGTTCTGCGAGCGAGTATCGCCAGGCTGCAGACGTGCCGTTCTTCTTCAAATCTTGGTCAGATCCGCGCCCCACGAGCGGCGGGCGGCTGCTGGATGGGAGAACATGGGATGAGATGCCGGAGTGCAAGGAGCCGTGATTCCTATTAGACATCATGTTGAAATATGAGATGTTATGAAAATTATACGAGGCAGTAGATCTGTGAAATGGCATCGTCTTGGAGATCGACCGCGTAGCAGTAAAAGACCAGCGTGTAACATCGAAGTCAATGCCTATATGTTAGAGATTCAGGAGGTAGATATAGACGAAATAAAGTTAGAAGAACTCTGTAAGCGACAGGAGTGTTTCGGTAAACCGCTGAAGCCTAAAATGCGACCAATTTATCCTATAGATTAGCAAAGGAGATCTCATAGAATCTACCCAGGACGGTAAACCAGGGCGGTTTTCTCTCTGCCGATTTGCTCGCCGTCTCCTGTGTACCTGGGCAGTCCAATAATATATTGGACTTATCTGTTAAGAGCTGTACACTGGAATCTTAGCAGATAGTAATGGAGGTTTTGGGTTAGCTATAGTAACTCAACAGCGAAATACAGATAGCTGAATCCTGGGTAGATTCTACGAGATCTTCTTAGAAAGTGTGATAGTTGATGAGCGGTATTGAGTTAAGAGACAAATTATTAGATCTGGTACCAATAACAGAGAGACTCTCTGTTTTAGGTAAAAAATTCAATGTTAGCAGACAATATATACATCAGATAATAAGGAAGTACAAAGTACCTTATGCTCCATACAAACGAGAAGCGAAGAAGCGTTTTTGTATATCCTGCAATTTACCCTTAGTAAATAGATCATACAACAGGCTCTACTGTGATTCTTGCTCTGAAACATATAAATTATCAAGAAAGAACGGTAGATACTTTTTCTGTGCCACTTGTGGTGAAAAAGTCTACAGGAGCAAGACAAAACAGAGGAAGATGTTTCGTGGCTCTAAGGTATTCTGTTCATGGGAACACTATAATATTTGGCGTAGCTCGTATTATGATACACTTGCAGAGTAGCTGGCATGGACATTATGATTTCGCCTTCAGAACCAAGAGATATAAAAGAGGATTTTGGTCAGTATGGTATAGTTAATCCTAACTTAGCTGCAGATTATGGTTGGTATGCTGGAGGACGTTTTAGTCTAGTAGAACGTAAGCATATTCCTGGTGATTTCTTGGCTTCTAAATCAGATGGTCGTCTTCAACGTGAGATGCAGGCTCTACTTGAGAACATCGAACAGGGTGGCAGAAGTTATCTTTTATTAGAAGGTCACTGGTCATGCGACCGAGAAAGTATGATTCTAAATCCGCGTTCAACAGGCTGGAGCATAGACAAAGTATCAGAGATGATATCAACAATACAGGATATGGGAGTTAAGTTGTTACTAAGTCCTGATATGAAACAGACAGCTCTAGTTTTAATATCTCAGGCACGGTGGGAGCTAAAAGATAATCATAAGAGTCTATCTGTTCGACCTGGGCCTGTAGAACCTTGGGGTCGTCCTAGTTATTCTACATATGTAGTGTGGTCTTATCAAGGTATTCCTGGTGTTGGTGTTGATATAGCTGAAGTACTATATGAGGCAGCGCCTACATGGGCGGACTTAGTTAAGATGTCGGAGCAAGATTTACAGGAACTGAAGCATTTTGGTAAGAAACGTAGTGAACGTGTTTATAAGTTTATTCATGAGGGAAAGCTGTAATGAGTGATATAGGTACTAAGGTTGAGATAGTAGGTGTAAGGGAAAAAGAGGTAGGAGAAACAAGAGCAGAAGAGTTAGCTCAGTATTATGGGAGACGGGGAGTGATAGCTAAATGGATTATGGGAGATTGTGTAAAAGGAAATGGCATAAGCGTAGAAGTTCCAATAATAATACTAGATGATGGGCAGGTGCTTTATGGCTCGGAAGTCTGGTGGCAGCGACTTTAGTTTTGACAGTATAGATAGAGCATATAGAGATAGTTCTGTTCCTGATGTACTTGCTAATACGCGAAAGGGCTACGATTTACAGACCCACTATAACATAGCTGATCATAGATATGAATTCTATTATCGAGGTCACAAGTTCTGCATTGATGAAGTTGAAATTATGTGGGATAGATATCCCATGAATATATTAGCGGAGAGAATAAAGAAGATAATGACAGAGATAAACGGTAAAGAAGACTTTGGCTGGAAGCCAAAGGAGAGAAGTTTATCTCATAGTGAGATACTAAATCAATTAGAAAGGTACAGAAGTGTTACCTGAGCCATATTTCCAGACTATGGATGGACGTGTTAAGCTGTATCATGGCGATAGTGCTGAGTTAATGCTAGAGCTAGAAGATCATAGTATTCAAGCTATCCTAACCGATCCTCCTTATGGTATAGAATGGAAGAGTAATTGGCTTATGAAGCATGAACAGAAGGAAGTTCTGAAGGGTGATAAAGACTTAACCTGGATGGGTGACTTTCTTATAGACTGTGAACGACTTCTGAGACCAAAAGGTTCTATGTATATTATGACTAGATGGGACAAGTTGGGGTTTCTTACTGGCCTTATCCGTAATCTAACAGAGCTAAATGTCCGTAACTGTATCGTATGGGATAGAATTATACATGGCCTTGGTGATCTGAAAAGCTTTGCGCCTGTATATGACTTGATAGTGTATGTTACTCAAAATAAGCCGAAGCTTTTATCAGAGTATAGATTCACAAATCTTTGGAGCATTAACAGAGAGCTGGATAGGATTACGGGACATCCTACTTCTAAGCCTGTAGCCTTGTTCGAGAGAATGCTAGTATGTTCAACTCAGCCAGGAGATATGATATTGGACCCGTTTGCTGGTTCTGGTGCTAGTCTAGTAGCAGCAAACAAACTCAACAGACAAGCAATCGGTTTTGAGATCGATGAACATTTCTGCGAGATGGCTGCAAAAAGATTACAGCAACTACCTATGTTTATGGAGCAGGCGGAGATGCGATTATGAGTGAAGGTATTATCTGTGGGCCGTCACTTCCGAAGATTGGCTCTATTGTACCATTGCGGCGTATGCTGCATGACAATGGTTTTGGGTCATGTCTTTTAATAGTGAAGGGTCTTTATGGAGAAAAAAAGGCACGTGTCTTTTGCTCGTTCTCCAGTTTTCCTTCATCTGCTTGGCATCCTGATGAATTATCGCCTCACTCACTAGCTTGGCTAGAACAGAAACTAGCATCCTGGGACAATATTTGGCCTGATGCTGAATGGACTATAAAACTTGTTTGGCCCTGGCAATCTGAAGAGTGGTATCGTGAGAAGCCAAAATGTTGGCGTGTTAGAAAGGCGTCTACGGAAGGCAGTGTCTAGTTATGAAAGGTAAATACGAAGCTAGTGCTCTGGTAGATGTTCGTATGACTATATATGCAGATGACGAACAAAAGGCGATGATTATTGCTACTAAGATAATAAGAAGTTTAGTGTCAAAGTTCGGTGCTGGTTTTGGTGAAAGTCAGATAATCGAACTGAAAGTTAGACGCAGCGGCTCTGGAGAAGATTTCGCTCCAAGAATTAAACAATAATCCTGCAGCCGAGAACCAGTTAATACTGTTAGGAAAATAGTTGACGGCCCTTTAAATATACAGATTTGGGTGCATGGTGAATCTGTTGTGAGATAGATAAAGAGATAAACAGATACGGGTGCAGCAGAACAAGACAGATAGCAGTCCGGTAGAAACTTCTCTACCGGACAGTTTGTTTCTGTAACGTTCTAAAAGGGGTTGACAAAGTTACAGATGTGTGATATACTAAGGATGGCGGAGTAGGTGGAAAACCGAATCTGTAAGAAAGGAGGTGAATAGCGAACCAGAGTTAAGTGACTAGTTAATAAGGAGAAACTAATGACAGCCTGTGATTGTAGCGTAGAAGATATAATTCTAACACCGAATAGTGCAGACTATGTAATACGGTATTGTGTGCTTCATGAAGCAGCACCAAGACTCACAGAGGTATTACAGGCCAACAATGTTTATATTCAACATCTTCGAACAGAGTACAGCGATATTTCTAAAGATTCAAGGATTATAAAGCTTCTTAGAGAGAACTGCTCTCTCATAAGAGAATGTGGGCTATGTAGTTGTCTTCCTAATTATGTCGATGATAGATGCCCAAAGCATAGCTACGATCCTGAGAAGCTTCAAGAC